ACATTTCTGATTTCCGTATCATCAAAGGTCAAGCACTCTACACCGGCGGATTCGCTCCACCCGTAGCACCAGTACAAGCTGTTCAAAACACAGTCTTGCTGCTCAACATGGACAAAGCTGGTGCAACCGATAGCAGCCGTACAGCCGACTTTGAAACAGTTGGTGACACAAAGATTGCCTATGAGACACCATACGCTGGGTCTTACTACAGTAATTATTTTGATGGTACTGGTGATTATTTAACAACACCCTCAAGTTCTGCTTTGTCATTTGGCACAAGTAATTTCACAATTGAATTCTGGGCTTATGGAACTGCTGCACAAGGTTCAACAACGCATTTCTTAGGCAACAATTTAACTTATGGTGCAAATGCTTGGGAAATTCAATGGAGTAACGGTGCACCTTCAATTCTAAATAAATTGCAATTGTGGGCGTACAATTTAAATAGTAGTGGTGTGTTTATGCAAGGAACAACAACGCTTGTTCCCAATCAGTGGTATCACATTGCATTAGTTCGTAATGGGACTGCGTTTACCTTATATTTAAACGGAGTGTCTGAGGCAACAGGAACAAGTTCTGCTTCGTTGGACACCAACAGTACTAACATTATTGGTGTTGCAGCACGACAAGGTGCTGAGGCTTTTACTGGTTATATCTCTAATGTTCGTGCAATTAAAGGCACAGCCCTTTATACATCTGCCTTTACACCCCCCACCGCACCATTAACCGCTGTCAGTGGTACATCGCTTTTAACTTGTCAATCTAAATCGTTTGTGGATAACAGCACAAACGCGTTCACTATTACAAGGAATGGCGACACTGCGGTCAAATCGTTTAACCCATTCCAGAAGAACACGTACAGCAGTATGTATTTTGACGGTACGGGTGACTACATCATCGCGCCTTTAAGTACAAAAAATGCTTTTGGCACGGGTAACTTTACGGCTGAAATGTGGCTGTACCCAACAGCGTTTGCCAACTATAAATCTTTGTGGGGGTGCAGTTCTGGAGCCGCATCATCTACAGGATTCCACACAGGTTTGAATGCAAGCGGCAACGTGTTTATTTACAGCGCAAGTGCATTTAAAGTTACAACAACAAATGCAATGAATTTAAATGCATGGAACCATGTAGCATTTGTTCGTAACGGCACAGCACTTAATATTTATATTAACGGCGTTCTCGGCGGCACTTGGACACTTACTACACAAACGTTTACGGACGGTTATTGCTGGTTTGGCGCAGCCCCCGGTTATGCAAGTGAATATTACACTGGGTATTTGGCTGATTGGCGTATTACTAACAGCCAAGCTCGTTACACCGCAACGTTCACACCGCCAACAGCACCACTGCCTACTTCCTAAAGGTACAGCATGACAACGCAAATCATTCAGCCAAACGTAGATGCTACATTTCTAGCCACGCTGGCAACGCTGACAGGCAATCAAACGCTGACCAGCAAAACGCTCAAGGGGCCGTTCGAGTTTGTAACGGTATCCCCATCCGCGCCTGCGGCAACGCTTCAGTACGATGTACTCACGCAAGGTATCCTGTACTACACCGGCAACGCAACGACAAACTTTACGTGGAACGTGCGAGGCAACAGTGGCACAACGCTGGACTCTTTGCTGCAAACCGGCCAGTCTGTCACAGCGATTCTGATCGTTACCAACAGCACCACGGCTTACTACCCCACAGCGTTTACTGTGGACACGGTAACTGTTACGCCTAAATATCCCGGTGGTTCGCCCATCACAGGCGGTAGCGCCAGTGCTTTGGATATCTACACTTTGACTTTAATTAAGACAGCCGCTGCCACGTACACCGCTCTTGTGTCTCAGATCAAATACGCTTAAAGGTAAATCATGCTGTCCGTCAAAAGTTCACTCGGCGGGTTTACTTCACCTTACGTCTATGCAATCCCTGCTGATACTGTTATTTTTTACAATGGCACTTATTCTGCTGCGGTAGACGGCTGGGATATTTACACAGACGCGGCCAACAAATTTATTGTAGGCACGGCAACTCAAGCAGAAATTGCCACCACAGCAGCTGCCAGTGGAAGCTCAACAGCCACAGCCACAAGTTTATCTACCGCAGGATCACACTACGGCCCTGACATTCTTGTTGCTGGCGGATATGGAGCTTCACCGACAAGCTCAAGAAGGTCTTCTGGTGAGCATACGCACTCTATTACGGCCAACGGTACAGCGAGTACCGAGCTAAAACCAGTTGGAACTACCATAACTATGCTTCGTACAGCCACGGAGCAAAGGTTCTTTCCAGCCAATACCATCCACATTAATGGTACAAACTTGGTCAGTGGGACTCAAAAACTGGCGGCTACATCTAACCGTTATATCGCGGGTGGCAGCGCGGTGGCAGACACCGCAGCAACTAGTCACACCATGACGCTTACAGCGGCTTTGTATTCTTCTGGGTCACACTCACATAGCCTTAGCCCATACAACGAATACACGTCTACGCAGACATCCAGTTTGCAATCCAACGGTACTTCGTATCCGCCGTCTAGCCATACACATGTTGTCACTGCAACGGCAACCATTAACGCGCTAAAAGGCAAGCTTCTTAAACTGTGGATCGCAGCATCGCGGCAGTTACCAAAAAGCGCTACTGTGGTTATGTACTGCGGAAACTTGTCCTTACTGCCACCGTACTGGAAAGTTTGTAACGGCGCTAATGGCACGATTGACATGCAAGGGTATTTCCTTGGGTACGCTACATCTTCAGCCACTGCACACGGAACAGTAACCAGTGAGACAAATACGTATACGACGACTGGGCCAACTGCAGCATCTGATAACTACGCACACGCACACTATTCGGGTGGCAGCAGTTATTACACTCAGATGTATGTAAACCACAGTTCTGGAACTTTTTCACATACACACGCTGTTGCTGGCGGATCAGTCACTTCAGACGCTGTACCTGCAAACATTAAACTTGCATTTATCCAATTGGTCATTTAAAGGCACTTATCATGGCACATACTTACATTACTGTTGATTTTTACAACAACGCAGTAAGCTGCAGAATCAATAGTGTTGATCGTGTTTTTTCTTCCACCAACGCATTTATGTATGGTGCGGGTTTTCCCTATGCTGAAAATGTTCGTGTTCTTGCATACGAGCCGGACCGAAATATTTATGTAGTTGAGTACACCAATGGGCAAGTAAAGTCTGGGGCCGACCTGCATGAAATGGTGTGGATTGCTGAAAATTTAAGCAAAATTGAAGCAGCGGCTATCCAAGATGAAGCCGAGCATCCTGCGCATCGGGAACTGACATTAGTAGAAACCCGTAATATCAAGTTGGCTATGACTGACTGGGTGCTGATCCGTAAAAATGAAGAAGACCTTATGGGTATCCCCAACACAATGTCAGCGGAGAAGTTTGCGGTTGTACTTGCATATCGCCAAGCCTTGCGCGACATAACTAAAACGTATTCTGATATAAAGACAGTGGTGTGGCCAACCGACCCACTTTCTTAAAGGATACATATGAAAATTGCCGTATACGCCATCAGTAAAAACGAAGAACAATTTGTAGCACGCTTCTGTGAATCTGCCAGAGATGCTGACCTTATTCTTATTGCTGATACAGGTTCTACAGATAACACCGCTGGTCTTGCCCGCTCTTTGGGTGCTACGGTGTATGACATATCCGTTAGACCTTGGCGTTTCGACAAGGCGCGTGACACTGCCCTTAACCTGATTCCCGGAGACTATGATGTCTGCATCTCGCTCGACTTGGACGAAGTCTTGGAGCCCGGCTGGCGTGAAGAGATTGAACGTGTTTGGACAGATAACACAACCCGTCTACGCTATAAATTCGACTGGGGTTGTGGAATTAGTTTTTTCTACGAAAAGATTCATCACCGCACCGGTTATCACTGGCACCACCCAGTTCATGAGTACCCCCGAGCTGACAACCGTACCAAGGAAGTTTACGCCCACACGGATATGCTGTTAGTCAGCCACCATCCTGACAATACTAAATCTCGTGGACAGTACATGCCGCTGCTGGAACTGGCTGTGGCAGAAGACCCACGTTGCCCACGTAACGCGTTTTATCATGCCCGTGAGCTGACCTTCTACTACCGCTGGCAAGAAGCCATTGCAGCCCTTGATAAATATCTGAACATGCCTGAGGCCACTTGGCAGAACGAGCGTTCCTACGCTATGCGCCTCATGGCTAAATCACACGACGAACTGGGGCATACAGAAGAAGCTCTGAAGTGGGCACGCCTTGCTGTTGCCGAAGCCCCCGGAACACGTGAGCCATGGGTTGAATTGTCTCTGATGTGCTACCGCAGATCGATGTGGGCTGAGTCTTACGCTGCTGCTTTGTCTGCACTGAACATCAAAAACAAAGAGTTGGTGTATACGATGGACCCATCAGTATGGACTGAGAAACCATATGACCTTGCCAGCATCGCTGCATGGAACCTTGGACTGAAAGATTCTGCTATCGAGTTTTGCAAAAAAGCTCTAGAATTCAACCCTACGGACAGCAGGCTTGTAGCTAACCTTGCGTCTATGAATCCTACCGTGGAGTTGACATGATCGGACGACTGATTGCACTGCTGTTCTTAAGCCGTGAATATGCGCACAGAGCGCACTTACGTACAACAAGTTACGCCCAGCACATGGCGCTGGGTGATTTCTACGCCAGCATCGTGGGCATTGCTGACTCTCTGACTGAAGCCTACCAAGGGCGTCACGGCATCATTGACGACATTCCCATGCTGGAAGAGACAGATACAGGTGAGCCCGCCGATGTGTTGGCCCGTCATTTAGATTCTGTAGAAAAGATTCGGTACACAGCTGTTAACAAGACAGACACTGCACTTCAGAATATCATTGATGAAGCCGTTGCAGAATACTTGAGTACCCTGTATAAATTACGAAATCTGAAGTGATGGACAACCAACAGATATTTAATTTTGTTGTGGCAATCGCAGCCTTCTTGGCTGTGTTCGTGTTTAACCAAACGACCCGCAAGATTCAGAAGTTGGAAGATGACGCCAATTCTTTGCGGGAGAATCTGCTTAGAGACTACGTCCAAAAGGACGACTACAAGTCTGACATTGCAGAGATCAAAACTATTCTGAGGCAAATCTTTGACAAGTTAGACTCAAAACAGGATAAGTGATGATTGACCCAATCACGGCACTGAATGGCCTGCAAAGCGCCATCAGTATGGTCAAGAAGGCAAGTAAAGTTGCCAATGACCTAGGTTCATTAGCGCCCATGCTGGGCAAAATGTTTGACGCCAAGAGTCAAGCTACCAAGGCAATGCTGCAAGCAAAGTCTGGCAAGAAAGGTTCCAATATGGGAACTGCTCTTGAAATTGAAATGGCGCTAGAACAAGCCCGTGCGTTTGAAGAAGAGTTGAAGATGCTCTTCATGCAGACAGGCAAGATTGATGTCTGGAACAAGATCAAAGCCCGTCAAGCAGAAATGGACTTGGCAGATGCTAAAGAATTAAGTGCATTAAAGAAGGCTGAGAAGGAAGCCAAGGCCAAAGATCAAGAGATGCAAGAATGGGCGATGATTATTGGCGGTACGTTCTTTGTACTATTTATACTTTTTGTTGGTGTGAATGAAATGATTGATTTTTGTCATACAACCAGAAGGTGTGGTGGACGATGAATGAATACCAAAAGACGTTTGATCTCGCACTCAAGATTTTTATTTACGGCTGTGTGGCACTTTATTTTCTTGGGTTTCTTAAGTTTTTGCCAAACGACTTGGCAGACAAGATAGTCAATTTGTTGCTTGGAAAAGTTGGGCTTGGTAAATGAAATACCTCATTCTGGTTTTATTGTTGACAGGCTGTAAAGATGTTTACAGATACCCATGCCAAAACCCTGACAACTTTTACAAACCTGAATGCCAAAAACCAAAGTGTCTGTTCACGCAGATGTGTCCTGAGTATCTTGTAGCGCCCATACTGGAGAAGAAAATTGAACCCCCTCAAGTTCCTGAATCAAGTCTTCAGAAGTGACGCGCAGCATAAACTGACTGCGGACGAAATCGAAGTCCGCATCTGGGGCTTCGTGGTTATCATGATCACAATCATTTTGTTTGGGATTGTGTTTGCACTGTTGTATTCAGTGACGTTTGTTACACAACCAATTAAGAGCATGGCTCCGATTGACCAAGCCTACACCAAGATGCTCAACGATATTGTGTTGTTAATTGTGGGCGGTATTGGCGGTATTGTTGGTAAGCGTGCCGTAGGTGCAGCAACCGGTTCTACAACTACACAAACATATCCACCAAGTGGCAACGCAAGTCCATGCCCACCAGTATCAACTTCTTCCGGTGCATCACCAGTAATTGCTGGTCAACCCTTTGGACAGATGCCGGTCTGGGTAAATCCTCAACTTGATGAGTCCTGGACACCCGGCCCACCTCCGACAACTTCAGCCGACCATGAACATCCCGAACGTGGGGATATTGCTCTAGAGCGTTCACTCGCAAGGAATGAGACATGAGTATATTCAACCCTTATGTAATCCTAGGCGCTATTGTTACAGCTCTTGGTGTTTATTTCTACGGGCATCATGTTGGCTGGTCTGAGCGTGATGCTGAAATGCAAATTGAAATTGCTAAGAAAAATGAGGAGGCCCGTGAAGTTGAACGGACCATGACCAGTAAAGTTATTGCACAAACCAACAAGCTACAGGAGGCTAATGATGCTCTCAATCAAAAAACTACTGCCCTTGATCGCGCCATTCGTGCTGGCAAGCTGCGCCTCCCCACCTCCAGTTGTGTACAACCCACCACAGGTACCGCCCCTGCCGACAGCAATCGCGACACCGAGACAAGCGAATCTGACAGACAGACTCTCGCAGCTATTGCAGCCATCGTCGCCGAAGGGGACGCAGCCATCAACCAGCTCAACGCCTGCATCTCAACCTACAACGAAATGAGGGAGTTGGTAAATGCTAAACGCTGAGCAACTAGCCAAACTGAAAATTGGCCCAGAATGGGTAGACGCCTTGAATGAAACGTTTACTCGTTTCGGTATCAGCACGCCCCGCCAGCAAGCTGCATTTATTGGGCAGTGTGGTCATGAGTGCGGACACTTTAGATTGCTTGAAGAGAATTTGAACTACCGTGCTGCAACGTTGATGAAGCTGTGGCCAAAAAGATTTCCTACTCAAGAGATTGCAAATGAGTACGAGAAACAACCTAAGAAGATTGCCAACAAAGTTTATGCGTCACGCATGGGCAACCGAGATGAAGCTAGTGGAGATGGGTACCGTTTTCGTGGTCGAGGCTGTATTCAGCTGACTGGCTCTGATGGGTATTATCATGCTGGTAAAGCACTTGGTGTTGACTTCTGGGCCAACCCAGAATTAGTAGCTACGCCTATGTATGCCGCATTAACTGCAGGGTGGTTTTGGTCCACACGTAAATGCAATGAATTGGCTGAAGCAGGAGATTGGATTGGTCTGACCAAAAAAATTAACGGCGGCACCATTGGCTTGAATGACCGGATCAAACATATCAACCATGCGCTTGAAGTCTTAACTGCTTAGTGGCAGAATGTGTGTAGGTCTGTGGAGACCTTTTTAACAACTTTCAAGGAGCCAACATGGCAATCAGTTTTGAACAATTTATGGAAGCAACAGGCGCTGAGCTGGTTGCTGGCAACATCATCGTGGGTGTTATGGGCGACCGCAAAAAAGTCGGCAGCTTGAACGATGAAGGTGTGTTTAACTTGAACGACGACGGCAAACTACTGGCTGACGAAATTGAAACCCCCAGTGGTAAAAAAGCAACAAAGTCTAAGAAGGCTGAAGCAGCAGAAACTCCTGCTGAAGACGCTCCAGCAGCTTAATTGAGAAGGTGGGATCATGCCCGGACTCCGTATCGACAACTTTTCCGGTATCGTACCGAGGACTGGTCCCACTGCGCTCGAGGGTAACCAAGCGC